TTACAGGCGGGCAATAATGGCGTTGTATTCCTGATCCCACCACCTTCCCGCCGGACAACGCGGACGTTTCCACGGAACCCCTACGCAACGACAGATTGAGCAGGTGTCTTCCTTGAGCATCTGGCATGGTTGGCAAATAAGTCGGTGACGTTCGAACAAGGCGGCCAGATCGTCGCTGGCGGTGGGGCCGGTGGACGGGGTGAACTGGATCAGGTTCTCCATGTCCGGCGGCTCGGTCGGTTGACAGATCGGTTGGCGCGGAGCATGTCAATATAGTCGGTGATTCCAGCCTGCTCAGGGTGGCCGAATTTTATGGTTTCCAGCTCGTCAAAGTAGTTTCGGCTGACGCGCTGAACCGGGGCGCGCATGTCGAGATATTCAGCTAATCCGCCGGAAATGTTGATGTTGTTCTGCGGGCCCGCGAGTGCTCCGAGCCTTGGAATCTCTCTGGTGACAGTACCATCATAAAGAGGCCATTTTCTGGCATTAAATACAGCTGTAGCGACGCCAGTCGGCAACAGCTCACCCGGAATAGTGATTGGAGGCCCACTGCGTGTGTATGTTCCAGGAGGGTTCGATGTGAATAGAAACGACGTACTAAGCTGAACGGTTCGCCAACCTGTATTTTGACTATAGTCAGAGCATCCAACTTGCCACAGCCACGATCCGGGATCACTAAATGGAACTTGATATTTCCAGCGCTGCTCGACTTCCCACCAAACTGTAACCGGATACGCGGTCACACCATACCCTTCTTGAAATCCAGAGGTTATGTAATAAGGATAGTTAATCGTCGCATTAATCGCTCTGTAAATTGAGCAGAATGTCTGCCAAAACAGGCGGTCAACAAATCCAACGTTAGTTTTCCAGTCCAACGGCCATGCCTCACACGTTATAACTATATTCTCTTGCGTGGCGATCTGATAGGAGCCGTCCACCTGCACGGTATGAACGAGGACGTTGGGGCCTTCTGTTGCACCATCTGAGTCTGACTGTACGGATTGCGTAGTGCCGTCGATGATCTTATTTTCGACCTCATAGTTGATGACGACTCCGCGCAGGGTCATGTCGGATTTCTTCTTGATTGAGAAGCCGCCCTGCTTGAGCACGTCGGTCAAGGCCAGCGGAAGAGGCTCTTCCTGTTCGGCAGAATAAAAACGAAGTGTTGATCCGGTCTGTGCATAGTCGAATTTGGTATAGAAGTCGGCCTGCCAGCGGAGGCATTTCTGGATGGCTTCGGCGCAGGAAAGGTCGGTCTGCTCGTCTGCCGGGGCCTGAACGGTCATGGCATCCAGATCGGCCTGAACGTAGGACACGGCAACGCCCTTGGAAATGGCATAGTCGAGGACTGCCTTGATCTGCTGGCCGGTTGTCATACGGTTGCCGGTGGCGTCTCGGAATAGGATGATGTGGGACTTGTTATAGCCTTCGGCGACGAACTGGGTGAGCTGGTAGGCTGTGCGCTCCAGATCGTTCCATGCGTCATGCGCGATAAAGGTGTCGGTACAGAAATTGGCTTCGTGTTTGCGCTCCGGAGCGTCGAACATTTTTCCAAAGAAAAGCACCAGCCACTCATCGGAATCTGAGTCGCGGCCACGCAGGCCAATGATGTCGGATTCGTTAAAGGCGAATGGGTCGGCGGCCTGTGATTCAACATCCCATTCCAGCGAACCGGCGGACTGGCTTGTTTCGACCTGATTCAGGCTGCCGAGTTCCATTTCTGAAACCGGATGCCAGCCATCATTATGGAACATTTCGAGGATCATGCCCGCATGCTCCGGAGTTGGGATTGGATACGATTAATTTCATTCCAAAGGATGGAAAGTTGCCCGGCTTGCTGCGCTTGAACGGCGACCACCTGCTGGGTGACCTGGACGGCCTGGGTGGCAACCTGCGAGGTCGCTGTGGCGGCGGCGCTTGAGGATTTCATCGCCGACTCAATGGCCGTATGAGACGTCTTTACAGCCTCCATCTGCTTCGTGGACTCCTCAACGGCCTTAGTGGCACCTTCGATGGTTTCGGTGGTCGTGGTGGCTTGCTCGGTTCCGGCATCAACAGCCTCAGCTACCTTTTCGTTCTGAGCCTTTAGCTGGGCGATGTATTCTTCCAGCGCCATAGTGACTTCATTGCCGTTCGCATCAGTCGTCGTTACGGTTGATTTCCCGCCTGATTTTGTTCCGTCGGGCGAGATCCCAACGGCCTTATCAACGATGCCGGTTAGATCGGTTTTAAGTTGCTGTCCGGCGGCCTTTAATTCTGTCACACCTATGTCGATAGCGGCTTTAATTTTTGATTCAGAATCGTATGTGGCCATCTTTGCAGATATCTCAGCTCTCCGTTCATCCGTGACTGGCCCCATCGAAATAAGATTCCCGGTCGCTCTCCCATTTTTTGACTCCTGAACGAGTCCGTTATCGGCAGCAAAATTTGCCTTCTCGCCCGGAGTCATTCTTTTCGCACCGTTTGATGCCGCGATGTCGCGGATCGGCCCCATACCGGGTAGAAGTAGAAACTGTTCTTTAAATGCCTCAAAAATCGCAATGCCAACGGCCTTCCAGATCGACATAGATGCAACTAGCAGAGCCGTCAGCGTCTTCATGAAAACATCGGCGGCGGCTCTCAAGGCGGTGGCAAATATCTCATCGAGCGGCTTGCCGCTATCTTTGATGGCCTTGGCGATTTGTTCGGCCCATTTGACGGCGGCTTCGATGTGCTCGCGGAGTTCCTGTCCGCCCTTGGAAATCAGTTCGCCAAGTCCACCGGACTGCACCGCAGAAGTGAGCGTGGCGAGCCAGTCTTTTGCCTTGGTGATTGCTCCGCCGATTTCGAGGCTGTCGGCTAGTTTTTTACCGATGGCTTCGAAGACCTCGTTGGCCTGATTTTTGAGGCCAGTCCATTTTCCGGAGAGCGTATTGGCGCGGGCTTCGAGCAGGCCGACGCCCTTGGCATTGATCGCGGTGATCGCGGCATCGAGGTCTTTGACCTGATCGCCGGTCTGCTGGATGATGATTCCGTAGCGGCTGAACATGCCGAACTCACCCTGCATGGCTTTGGCGAGCATATCGGTGGCACCGTCGAGGTTTCCATCCATCAGGCCGGTGAGGTTTTTGAGAGCTGTGGACACGCGGTCGACGTTTGAAGCGTTCATGCCAAAGCGGGTGAGTTGTCCAAGTGATTTCAGCCACATGTCGTCGGCGATGCCGGTCGTCTTCTGATAGGTGTCGGAGAGCTGGATCAGCTGGTCGCGGTACTGGTCGGTATATTGCCCCATTGCGAGGAGCGCCGACTTTACATCGGCCTCGCCAAGCTCTTGACCCGCCCACTCCCGGACAGCCTTAATCATCAGACCGATTGATGTTGTTACAGCGGCGAGTGCAGGAACGGCGACGGCTTTGAGCGGGGCAAAATATATGTTCGCGGCTCCTTTAAAAACCTCCCATGTTTCTACCGCAGCGGCTTTGAGTGCACCAATTTTCGAGTGAATATCTTTGATGCCTTTGCCGAGTTTTTCCAGCTCTCCGGCAGTCCGATCTTTCAGTCCGATGATAATTTCGAGTATGGATCTGTTTGCCATTGTTTACATCCTGTCGAGTTTGGCCTGCAGGCGCGGAACGATCGCGTTTTCAAAAGCATCGTCGGTCGGAAGAACGTCCGGATCAGGCTGGTGGACTGATTTTTTAACGAGCCAGTAAAAGACGCGCCCGGTGTTGTCGGTCAGGCGGCCACCATTGCCGGATGCGTTGCGGCGGAAGTGCAGACCCGGAACACGGCGCGGGCTGTTCTGAATGGCCGTGGCGTTGTCTTCGTCCGGGATGGCGAGATATTTACTGCGCTTCGGTGTGACGGTTCCGCCGTAGCGCCGCAGTGCGAGGCCGAGCGCATCGATAGAGACGATGATGTTGTCGCCCTGGACACGACCGGTGGTTGCTTCGGCGGCAGTACCGTAAAAGCTCCGTGTTCCAGAACCCGCACGGTGTCTGGACTTATCGAGTGTCCGGAAATGATCCTGAGCACAGCGGGCGGCAGCCTGTGCGGCAAGCGGTCGGGCATCGACACCGGCTTTTCCGATGCGCCGGAGCATCGAGGTGACTTCGCTGTCGTTGATTTCAACCGTTAAAGACATGATGGGAAGACCTCGGGCTTTTCTTCCTTCGGCAGATCCGCCGTAGGCGGAAGGCTTTGGGTTTTAGGGAGAGCGGACGGATTGGAATCATCAAGGACGCGCAGGCTGTAGTTGAAGCTGACGGGGCCGACCAGATCAAAAAGTACAGCGGATGGAGCACCGAAGGTTTTGATGAACATGGCTTCCGGAGTGAGGCGCAGATCGATCTCGGGCATATCCGGCTCAATACCTGCGCCGGTGGCCACATAGTATTCGTTGCATGTCCATTTCCGGTTTTTCAGGTTGCGGTAGAATTTGCGGCCGCTGCTGCGTCCGCCAAAGCGCATCCAAGTCCAGTATGAAAGGATCAGGCCGACATCGTATTCATCGCCGTGCAGCTTTTCATGGTTCGTCCAGAGCAAGGCGGCCTGATCGGGAGTGACGTCGATACGCTGTTCGTAGCAGTGAGTGACCTTGCCGGTTTTGATGGCTTCCAGCAGATGGTTGTGCGGGGTGATCCGAACGCCGCCATTAAAGTGGCTTTCGGTGATCAGTGAAGGCCGGTCGGTAAACTCAAAGCGGCGGTAGATGTGATTGATGACCGGCGGGAGTTTTTCGCCTTTGAACTCTACCCGATCAAGGCGGCGGATCAGTGCGCCGACGCGGCCCTGTCCGCCAGAGAACCCTCTATAGATTGCGGTGATCATCTGACACCTCTGACTGATTGGACGGATTTCATAATGCGGCCTCCATGAGGATCTTCTCGCCGACAACTTTGAAAACCTGTTTCAGGACGTCTGCAAGGCCGCTGCTGATGCCTTGCGGGAAGGCGGCTTCGACGTTGTCGTTGAATTTCCGGCTCTGCGGTTTGATGGCGGTGGAGCGCTTAATGACGCCCAGTTCTTCGGCCTCATCGCGAAAGATTTCGCGTGTGCCCATTCCGCTGTTGTAATCAAACGGCGGATAAGGACGATCGAACCGGCTGATGGCTGTCCATATCGAATCATCCTTGCGGGCGATCATCCGCCCGGCGTAGAGCTTTCCGCCCTTGGAAATCCATCGGCTTTCCCATTCGCGCGGAACTTTGCGCGACTGATTGCGCACCAGCTCCAGACAAGGAATATCATCGATCAGCGTGGGATTGTTCTGTATCTCGAACTGGCCGTATCCGTGCGCCTCACGGACGTTCATGTTGATGATCAGATCGAGCCGCATGTTACTGCCCAAGTCCTGCAGTCCGCCTTCTTTGCCGGGTTCGGGCTGATAGCCGATCGAGTCGAGATAATCCTGCAGCTGGGCGCGGGCTTCGATCGCATTGAACGGGCTCTGGCGTCCGGAAACGCTGCCCTGAGCAGATGCCGGGCTGACGATACCCCCAATCAGCTTGTCGGCCTGCGAGAGAAACGGAAGGTCGACGACCTTGGCGCTGAACATAGACCGCTCGCGGATCGGCGTTTCGAGTTTGGCGATCTCCGCAGATCCGGCAGCGGTCGGCAGCAGGCGCTTGACGGCGCGGGATGCGATGGCTTCGGTGAACGGGATGGGCTTGTCGAAAATCATGGGGAGACCTGCTTTAGGCTTTGGGCTTTAGGTGAAACATCGCGGGCGGTCAGGGTGAAATCGAAATTAAATGACAATGATTGGAAGTTGGCGGTGGCGAAATAGAGTGCGGCGATCACGACGAGCGTGATAACCACGATCAGCAGCTTCGCCGGTGTTTCAATTTTCCAGTTGCCGACTTCGATTTTCATTTTCCGTATCCGTAATCCTTGAGTGCGTCTTCGATGCCAGCGGTGAAGTTGGCGAGTACTGTCAGGCGGGCTGCCTTGTCCGTGATTTCGCCTTCAAGCCGGTTGCGGGCCATCGTGTAGAAGTTAAGAACAAGCTGCTTCTGCGCGGCGTTGGCGGACTCTCCCAGCATTTTACTGACGGCGGCGGTTGCGGCCTGATCCATCAGCGAAACGTCGTTAGATGTGCCATAGACGGCCTGCAAGACGCGGTAGCCGGTGATGCAGGCGGAGTGCAGCTCTTTGGGCTGAACGTTCTCTGTTGCCATCCACACGACGGCGGTTGTGCGTCCGGCCTGATAGCCGGGGCGAGACGGACTCAAAAATAACGCACATCCGGTTAGCAGGACAGCGGCGATGATGGCGATGGGTGCGATTATCTTTCTCATGGTGTTTCTCCTTGGGTTAATTTCAATTTTCCAAACGAACCCAATAATTTGCTCCGGCCAAATAAGGGTTTGTTTCTTTTCTAACAACAGCACGGTATCCGGCACTTCTGGCCTTTTCCGCATAGCGCTCGGCGGAACATTTAAAAGAAAAACCCTCAACCACCGCCGGATTGAACGTAACGCATGAGGAAGCGCAACCGGTGCAAAGAACGCATAGCAGCAGGCCAACGGTGCGGAGAAATTCGCAACGAATCCAATTCATGGTGTTTCCTCCTGAGGTATCGGGTTGCCATTTTCGGCACAGCGAACGAGACCGAATGCTGTCATAAAAGCCTGCGGATCGGTAATGCCCGAGATCGCAACTGATTTTCCGATGGTTGGCAGTTGCGCGGCCAGATCAGGCAGTTGCACAACCGTGATATTGGTGTGCGTTGCAGAGTTTGGAACCTGCGTAGGCCCCCACGAAGCGCGATAAATGACTCCGCTTGGCCCCTTAACAAAATTATCGCCTATCACCGATAGATGCATGATTTCCGCATCCAGACCGACGCGGCAGATCTTGGCGGTATATTCCTGTGCGGCGCAGGCCAGCGGAAAAATAATTAAAATCAGACGCTTCATTGCGACAACCTCCACACTTCGTTGCTCGATAGAATCCGCGAGAATACTTTGAAGGAATAAATGCTTCCGCTTGTATAAGTACTGAATTGATCAGCGCCGCCCAACTGCGATGGTGCTCCTGACGCCACTAAGGCCTGTGAAGTCCCTCCAAAGGCCACTAAACTACCGTTGACGTAGAATTGGGCGTTCGTCCCGGACTGCGTCCACACAAAATCAATAATTGAGTTTGTGATATTCACCCCGAGTTCGAACGTTGTCCCGGCATTTGACTGGGGATAGACTCTCACGGAAGTTGGGCCGTTGCTTCGTAATAAGAGAAGTCCGTATCTAAAAACATCTTTCCCGATAGTGTTTAATTTTGCTCTTATAAAAAAAGTGACATTAGTTCCGGTAGATTTAGTCCCAAGCTGGATACGGTCATCGATCCCGTCGAAATTAAAAGCCCACGCTCCGGCGGTGCTGTTTCTTACAGGCTGTGAATCCAATGTCGTCTGAGTCGCCGTGGCGCGCACTGGCGACCAGTCGAGCCAAACTGCGTTCGTAGATCCGGCGTTGATGGCCGGGATATCAGCTGCCAGCGCAAATACACAATTCGTCCATAGGCTGTAAGGCAATGCAGCCCATCTGTTTGTTCTAAGATTGATGTACCCCGCTTCATTACGCCACGCGAGGACTGTATCACCTGTCTGCGGAGACTGAGCGGATGCAAGACCGGCAATCAACCAGCAACTAATAACCACTAACTTCATCATGGTCTAACCTCCACACGGTTCGTTCCGATAAGAAACCATGCATTGGTATCCGTAACGCTCCACGATACTGCGTTGTAAACAGTGCCGGTTGGTAACGCTGTGCAGAAAATCCAACATCTGTTTGTTCCGAGCGTTAAATATGCTCTGTCGGTAGAAGCTCGCCATACCCCGGCTGCGGAGGTCAGTACATTGCTTTGCACCGAAGAGAGCGCTGATTGTAGGGCGGCGTTAGTTAGCGCTTGCGCGGCACTGATCGGCTTATCGTAATCACTGGTATTGTCTACGTTTCCTAAACCGATCTGCTCAGGATAAACCCCATGCGGATTTTCATAGTCATTCATGTGCCCAGACAAATCGTTGGACACTCCGCCTAAATCGCTTTCAACCTGATCCACCCTTCCACTAACCGTGTTGATCTGTTGAGCATTGGTGCCGATTGCTTCCTGCAGAGCAGAGTTGGTAAGCGCCTGCGCGGTACTGATCGGCTTGTCGGCGTCGGCGGTATTATTCACGCTACCGAGCCCGACCTGCGCCTTGGTCACGGCGTGCGGATTGTTAGTGCTTCCGGTGTGCGCGGCCAGCTCCGCATCGGTCGCTGCGGTTGAAGCATCCTGCTTGGTGCCGATCGCGGCCAGCAGAGCGGCGTTGGTCTGCGCCTGAGCGGTACTGACAGGCTTGTCCAGATCGGCGGTATTGTCCACGCCGCCGAGCCCGACCTGCGCTTTGGTCACAGCGTGCGGATTGTTGGTGCTTCCGGTATGTGCGGCCAGATCCGCATCGGTCGCTGCGGTTGAAGCATCCTGTTTGGCGCTGAGCACTTCCCAAAAATAATTTGTAATAGCATCATCGCTAAACTCTATTTTATAGGTCAGCGGGCCGCGCGTTGCATAGTGGCGCGAATCCGGCGACCACTCGACAGCAATAGTCTGGTACGCGAGAACGGCGATCTCTGAAAGGTTTGTACCGTCGCTTTGCAAAGCCCGGACAAAGCCAAGGTAATTGCTGGCGGAAAGGTTGCTCTGCTCGGGACTCAGCGCAAAGGTGACAACATTCGATGCGCTGCTGACGGTGCCGGTTGCGATCGCATACGTGTTGGTGTAGTCGCTCCAGCCGTTGATTTCCCATACGACGACGATGTTGGTTCCGCGTAGATCCACCGCACGGCCATTCTGTGTGAAGGTCTCGGTAAGCTTTACCGATTCAGCCTGAAAGAATTTGATCGCCTGTTTTTTCGACTGGCCGACTTCGACCTTCCACGACTCATTCAGCTCGCGGACAGCGGCGGGGCTCGAGAGAGCGATCAGAATGATGAAGGACAGAATAATTTTTTTCATAAGACCTCATTCGAATACATGGCGGCGAATAAATGCGATGAGGGTCATTGACGTGTTGCCGGTAGCTTTCACTTCTACGCACCCGCTGGAATCTGTCAGGCAGGTCATGTTGGCAGTTGATCCGGCGGCGATGGCCACGCTGTTGATGGAGGTGTCATCGACCGTATTCGTGTCTCCCGCCGTGCGCAGCGAGACCGTTGAGGCAGCGATTCCCTTAAACTGCAGCGTGACCATTGCAACGTTGGTTCCGACATAGGCCGACAGATCGTTGGTAGCGAAGTTGGCGTTGGTAAAACCGGCACTGATGACCGCGTTGATAAATCCAACGTCTGCCAGCCTGCCGGAATAGACGGCGGTTTTCATATTGTTTGTGAAACCGGTGACGGCGGAATTCAGGTTGCTGACGATTAATTCCGTATCGGTGACGACTTCAAGGCGGCGATCCGTTTCTTCGCCGGTAAACGTTGAGATGTAGTCATTGGTTCCGGCGCGGCCAGCGCAACAGAGTGCGCAGAGACTGATTATTAAACATGCCTTTTTCATAGTATTTCCTTTCGTACAAATATTTTCTTTCCATTCGCATCGATGCGCTGCTTGCCGTCCGATGTCAGCGAAGGAACCGCCTCGAATATCGCGTTGATCGCGCCGTATTTGATCGTGTAGGTGACGGTGGTCATCACGCCGATTATCGGCATCGGAGCGAACTCTAGCGTGGCGTTGAACGCCTCGATGTGCGTGCGCTGATCTTCCAGCTCAATATCGAGTGTGCCGACGGTCGGTACGGTTTCATTCAGCCTGAACAGATAGATCTGCGCGGCGGTGTGACTGGTGTGTTCTTTGCTGACGCTGAATGTCAGCTGGTTGAGCATATTGCCACGGTTTTTCGGTTTCGCAAAAAGTGCCTGAACGAATGAAAGCACTTCCACGCTTCTCAGCGCCTGCGGCGTGAGACCGGACGGCGACTCGCGACCGTGGTCGCAAAGAGCCTCCGGACTTCCGCCGGGCGCTGTGATCGTTATACGCATGGTCGCTTTCCGATTTACGATGAGGCGGGCCGAAGCTCGCCGCGTTGTTATGCCGCCGGTGTCAGGCCGATTTCAAAGATCGGAGTGGATGCACCGTTGGTTATTTTGAGAACGGACTGCAGCGAGATTTCACCGAGATTATTCGCGGTCACACCGAACTGCGATGTGGAGCCTTTCAGCACGCAGTTGAACAACTTGTAGTAAGGCTCGCCTTCGATGCCTGTCGTGATGATCAGGTCGCGGCCCAGTGAACCCCGGCTGCGACCGCGCCGCGCCCCTTCGCCCTGGACACCCATCGCGGTAAGAATCTGCTCGGCGGTGATGCCCTGCGGTGTGAAGCTGGCCGTGACGATCAGACCGGTAATGTACTTCCCGATCAGACCGCGTGCATCTGTGACGTCATCGCCCAGCTGCAGGTCGTGCTTCACCTTGACGCCGCCTTCGGTAACGATGCTGTCAAACGGAGCGGCGCCCCAGGACACCGTGTATGGAGCGCGGATATCCTTTGTCTGATCAAACGAGACGTCATTAAAGGCCACGGCGGCAAACGTCGCAAAGTGTCCTTCTGTATCCCGATTTTCCGTTGCTGATCCGAGCGCGATGAAAGTGGCTTCACCATCAAAGATCGACATAATCGCGCCAAAGGCCGCATCGGGCATTCCGGTCAGGGCTCCGGCCTTGTAGGTGTGCTGCTCACCAGATTTTGTCCAGATGACGATATCGTCCGGAGTCGTTCCGTAGATCGATGCGCCTTGAACCGGATTGCGGTAGGCCGCCGGGTACAGCAGATCGAAGTAGGCCGCCGTGGCCTGTGCTGCCGGTTTGAATGTGATGGTGTGAATGACGTTGTCGTCGAACTCACCGTACTTCCCGTGGATGGAGTTTTTGCCTTCCACCGTAGAGATCTCGGTTTTGACGACGATGTTTTCTTCGGTGTAAATCACCGTGTTGCCTTTTTTCAGTACTGCGGGTGCTCTGATAATCATGATGGTCTCCTTGTTACTTACTGATGCTGAAATCTGCTGAATAGGTCAGGTAAACGCTGTCCTGCTGGTAGAAATATCCCTTGGATAAAAGAATGCCTGCTTCGATCTGCTCATGGTGCAGAGCCGAACAGATCACCTTTGCCAGTTTCTTTGCGGTCAGATCGCTTTTTGTTCGGTTGATGAGCGGATATTCATGGACGAGGATCGAGAGCGTCATGTCGTCAAACACCGGCCCCGGCAGATTCGGCTTGGTCACTCGTCCGTCGATCTCCTGAACGACGACACACAGCCCTTTGATTTTTTCCACCGCCGTGCGGATGGAGCTCTCCAGATCCTTGCGGTCTTCCGGAATGATCTCCAGACCGCTGACCTTCAGTGCGGCAAGGCGGTCTTCAAGACGTTTAACGATCTGTTCCTGTATTTCCATGATCAGTTATCGGTTGAGGGTTCGGGGTTCAGAGTTTCGGGTTCATTCACTTCGGCGGGCGCAGCGGCAGGTTCTTCAACCGCCGGGCGGAACACGATGAGGATCGGCTCCGGGCAGGCTTCCATGCGGAATGCAGAGACCTTGCCAGCGCCCTGCAGGAAGGCTGCATGGCTTTTATCGAAGTCATCCGCTCCGGAGGCATGGATGTGTTTTTCGCCAACGGCCTTGATGGTCTGGAAGCCTGCTACTTTCAGATGCTCTTCGATTGAAACGACCGTTCTTGTATTTGATTTTTTCATATTCCGTCCTGTTGGGCTCTGGTTGTGGTGCGCTGGCGGCGCGGCGTATAGACCGGCACGGGCATCTCGTTGCTTTCAACGCCGGTAACCGGGTCGGTGATGGAAAAACTTCCGCTGGCGACATCGCGCAGCAGGCGGCGGGCTTCATCGGCGCGTTTCTGGCGTGCGCCTTCCGGGTCGATCACGGTACCGCCCGCGCGAGTCATGATCTGGATAATGATGAGGCTGACCGAAGCGGCGATCAGACGGTCAGGAATTTTAGAGGCATCTGCGTCGAGATCATTTTTTGAGTTGGCGGCGATGTAACCGCGTACTTCGGCAGTCACGTCGTCGATTGATGGCTGTACCGGATCGTCTTGATTGCCGAGCACGACGCCGCGCAGAGAATCCAGCTCAGCGCCGGAGATCTGCTTCAGGAGGTCAGCTTCTGTTATTTGTCGCCACATGGGGTTCGGTTCTCAGTTCAGAGTTTCGAGTTAAAAAGCCCCGGCCCGGTATGCGACCGGGGCTTTGAGTGCTTCACCTTTCGGTTAGCTGACGGTGATGCGGCGACCACACTTGGTGGATACAACCTTGATATCTTCGCCCCAGTTGGTCTTGTAGACATCCGAGTTGCACTTGTCATCGCGGTATTCCGTCACGCTGTCGATCGGAGTCGAATCCGGCATGAAGGTTTTGGCGAATGACGGGTCGTACTGTGTCGGATTGTCGCTGGCGATGAAGATGAACACTTCCAGACCAACGATGTTGCTGTTGCTCGCGGTTTTGCCCGGCTTGTTGGCGTTACGGCCAAGGATGCCGACTTTGATCTCGATCTTCGGGTTGAGCAGCATGGAGGCGAACTGCGTGAGCGTTGCACCTTCTTTCTGGTTGTCGCTCATCCGGTTTTTAACCGAGGCGTGGTTTTTAACGACCTTCCACGCGCCGACGCCAAGCACCATGCGGTTAGGCATCATGCCGGTCGCATCAATGATCGCCTGGATTTGGCCGTCGATCTCTTCAACGATGTCTTTATCCTTGTTGGCCGCGCCAATCCATGCGCCGACATCAGCGGATGCCGCTTTGGCCGCTTTAACCAGATCAAAGACCTTGGCTTCGTGGCCGGTGTTGGTGTTGATGACCAGCGTGCGGATTTTCGCCTTCTCGATCGCCAGCGGTTTTGCACCCGGATCGCGTTCGGAATCGTCAATAGCAATCTCCAAACCCTGCGGTTTGCAGTTGAAGAATGCATCGTTTACGCCGAACTCGATGCGGGTGTTGGGGCCGCCGACTGCGCGGGCGGTATTGTAGATCTGGAAAGCATCGTCGCTTTCGAAGACCTTGAACTGCCCGTGCTGTGCGCCGGTCGCCACGATCGGCGCGATGAAGTTGGCCAGTTCGCTGGCGCTGTCACCGGCAATGCCGACGGCGTAGTTGGTGAGGGTCTGGTTGACCGTGCCTGCCTCGCGGCCGGCGTTGCTGATTCGTGCTTTTTTCAGTTTTTTCATAGGTTCCTTTCTATTCTGGTCTATTCTGGAGACATGCATGTCGCCCTTACGGGTTATGCGCCTTCGAGGGCGGTGACACGTCCATCGAGCAGAGCAAGTGCTCCGGTTTCTGCCGTATCGACCGCGTCAAGACGGGTTTCGTGACCGGCGACTGTAGCGCCGAGGGCGGCAACAGCAGCGGCATCACTGGAAACGGCGGCAACGAGCACCGCGTTGATTTTTTCCGTGGCAGTACCGGCTTCCATCGCTTTTCCGACGATGGTGCCTGCGCCGTTGGCCTCGACTGTTCCATCGGCCTTGAGCGTCAGGATGTCAAAGGCGGCGACGGTTCCGCCAAGCTTGATGCGGACGGTTCCGGCAAAACCGGTCACGGCGACGCTGACATTGTCCACAGCCCCGTCAGCAGGCGTGGTGATGACACCTACGACGGCGGCATCGGCGGCGTTGGCCAGTTTGACTTTGCCGGGGTTGGCGGTATCCGGAATGACGACAAAGCCGTCTTTCTCGGAGAGGTCTTCCACACTCGGGAAGCTCAGGATTGCGTAGTAACTTGTTTTCATGGTTTTTCTTTCTGTTGAGTTTTTTGTTGATCGGGCGGACACAAGGCCCGCGCCTTACTGGTCGGTTGTGGTTTCTTCCTTGAGCAGTTCGGGATGAGCCCGGCTGATTGCATCGTGAGCGACCGCATAAGAGCAGCGGTTGGATGCGCGGAATTCCTGTACTTTGGCTTCGAGCAGGTCGGCGTTGGTTCTGGTTTCGCCGCCGGGTTCCTGACCGGGCTGCTTTTTGGTGCGGTTGCTCAGCACAACATGATCCGGCTTGGTTTTCAGGCCGTCGAACAGGGCTTTAGTGCCCGCCGGGTCTTTGATGTACTGGGCGCGGACGGCTGCGCGGTTTTCGATGCGCGCCGCATGGGTCGTGCAGAAGCCATCGGCTTCCGTCTCAATCGCGGCATCTTGCAGCGTCTTGAGTTTTGTTTCCGCCGTGGTCGCGCGGTTTTCGAGAGTGGCAACCTGTTTGGCCGCCTCCTGCAGGGCCGTCACTTTCGCGATGGCTTCCTGTTCTGAGGCTGTATCAGGCAGCCCCAGCAATTTCAGCAGTTCCTTCATGGTCTGTTCCTTTTGTTCGGGTTCCCGGTTATCCCGCGCCCGGTTGCTGAGCGGTCGCAGGGTTTTAAAATTCGGATCGTTGGTGAGTCCGGCGCGTACCAGACGCATCGGGCGCACGGTTTCTTTGTCTAGGTAGATGCCGTCGAAGACCGGCGAAATGAAGCGGTAACAGCCAGCCTTCAGATTGCTTTCGCCGACCTGACTCCAACGCGCCTGGAACCATAGGCCGTCCGGGCGAAGATCAAGGGCGGTGATCCACCCGGCGGCGACGCTGGTCTTCTCCGGATCTGCGCTGAAGTGATCGTAGTCGATCAGGATGCCGCCGAAGTTTTCTGCGGAAGCCTGCACTTTGAAATCAGCCAGCACGGCGGCAAAGCACTCATCATCCATCTGCTGAAAGATCGGAGCGCCGGTCAGATCATCGGTTCCGGCGAAGCGACCGCGCGGCGCAAGGTGATACCAGCCGTCGACCGGAAGAGCGAAGGGCCAGCTGCTGGATGACTGCTTGTCTGTTTTCATGGTGATGATTCAACTCCTTTTCAAAAAACATTTCCGGGTGCGGTTCGCTCAGTTCGATGAAAATCGCAGAGCGATTTCAAGTGTCGAGTGGCGGGTGTCGAGTGGCGTGCAGATGGCATCTGGCAGCGTTTGAAATGGAGGGCGAGGCTGTACCAGCGAAGACGGAGGACGGATGACAGCCGTCTACGCCAAAGGCTTCGCCGCGCCACGGGACGACTGATGACCGAATACGGCTGTTTTTCATCTGGCCACTCGCCACTTGACACCCGACACCCATCCGCACGGCGGACTTGTTTTGCAAAACGCCGGAAAGCCATTGCATTTTTACGACCTGCCGTTTTCGTGGACATACGGGCGGAAAAAATCCGTCGAGCCCACAGGGCCGTTTCTGGCGGTTTTTGAGGCATGGCTGTTTTTGACTTCATTTTGCCACCTGCCCCCTGCCACTCGCCACGTCATCCATCCCGTTAAAAAGCCCGGCACTGAGGGTGTCGGCTATGGCGTCCACCGCCGACGGAGCGGCAAGGATGTCCTTTGCAAACTTCGGCAGCTCTTCAACCTGAAACTTTTCCAAGGCCTGCAGCAGTTCATCATCGGACAGATCCGCGTTGAGAATCTCGGCGAGGCGGGCGGCGACCGGCTCCATGTCATTTTTTACCGCTGTTGCAATGGCTGTGCGGGCGTTTTTCAGAAGCTGTTCCTGCAGGTCAGTATTCGGTTGAACCTGACGATTGAACAGTCTCCGGTACCAGGGCAGAGATTTCCGGTTGCTCATTTCCGATTGCCGGATGTCGAACGGTGCGGCCACCGTCTGCGACTTCAGTTCCACATGGTAACCGGTGCGTTCGGTGACTTTCTCCGGATTTACCTCATATCCCGCTTCGGACAGACTCTTGATCTGTCCGATGATTTCCGTGACATCTTCCTCAGTCCGGGCGGACAAGTCGAAGTAAGCCAGAACGGGCTGACCGGGGAATTGCGCGGACAGCAGCGGCTTATCCAGCGAGTTTTGAAGCAGCTCGGAAATCTCGCGGGCCTCTTCGGCGGCCAGATCATCAAAAGCATCATCGTGCGCACCGGTTGCGCCTTCGCCGAGGCCGGTCGGCTCAGACAGCATGGTGAGCTTACCGCCGGTTCCGGCCAGCACGACGCAGGTATCCTGATAGCTGATGTGACTTTCAAACGGATTGGTGCCGCGCACGTCGCCGCCGACGGCCTGCACCTTGCCGCCGTTGGGAATTGCGCCCTGTCCATCCCCGGCAAGCTGCTCGGCAGTGGCCATCCATTCCTTGGTCTGCTCAGTGGTCATGCCCTGCGGCATTTCAAAAAAGATATCCGGGATGCCAAAGACCTCGACGAAACCATCCCAGTCTTTCTGGCTCATGTTTTTCCGCAGGAAAGCAATCAGAGCGATTTCATCGATCGGGTCGTCGATCTCGCGGATGACAAGATGCGCGGTGTCCACCTCGTCGGCAGAGTGGATGGAAGCATGCAGCTCGGGGTTAAACAGCCACGGGCCGTCATAGCCGTCGCGGCACCAGTGCCACTGCGCCAGCGGTTCGAGACGGCGGACGGCGTCCGGAGCCGGTGAATCGTTGATATAGATTTTTTCGAGATGGGCAAAGCCCCTGAACTCAGCCAAGGCGAGTGCCTTGATGGCGGCGTAGAGGTTTTCGATCTGCTCATAGAGTTTGCGCAGCGCCTCGGCCTGGGATTCGGCCTGCTCTTCGGTCACACCGTCGGGCATCTGATCCGCCGGGACAGTCTTGATATTCCATTCAAGCTTCATCAGGGCGGCGGATCGGCGGCGCTTGAGGGCGCGCAGAACAGCATCCCGTTTCTCGATGGTGCGGTAGAGCCATTGCAGATCGGCGTAGATGCCGCGCTCGCCCTCTTCAAGTAGCGAGACGGCTCGCTGCAGCGTGATGCCGCGCAGCGGATTGTACTGCGACCGCGCGGCGTTAATGCTCTTGATCTGTTTCTTTAGATTTTTCATCCGATCATTCTCCTGTTGCGGCGGTCGCGCCGGGCGTTGCGTTTGGCGGCGTTGCCGGTGGTAAAGCGCTGGGGCATGGTATTTGACTCGGGCATCTTCCCGGCATGTAGCGCGAGAGCGCGTGCCCAGAAGCGGTCGGAGTGGCCGTTCTTGCCGCGATCGGCGGTAAAGCGGATGTTTCCCGAGGATGTAGTCTCTTTTTTGACGGCGCGCAGATCCGCGCGGATGAACTCGCTGCTCGGTATCCGGTTGGTGCGGTCTTCGAACGAAGCCCGCAGCGGATAGGCCAGCTCTTCTTTAACCGGGCCGGTAAAGGTGACGGCTTCAACCTTGTAGGTTCCAAAGCGCTGCTGGGCGCGCTCGGCAAACTGTCGGCCAATTCCGGAGCTATCGATGCAGGCGCGGCGCAGGTTCGGCAGGGAGAGCAGCTGATAGAGTTCGGCTTCCTGCGCATCGAAGGTTTTGTTTTTCAATTCGATCAACCGCCGCGTGAAGGATGTGTCGCCGACCTTTTCGTCAAGCCACATGACGGTGAGGTCGTGCTTGCGGCCCACGTCCACGCCGAGATAGAGCGGGTTTCCACAGGCGGCGAGCTGGGCGAGTGTGTATTCCCATGTCTCGGTGGCTTTATATTCACAGCCACGGATCAGGTCGTAAGACAGAAAGGCCGAGTTGTCATCCTGCGGGTTGCACATGTATTCCTGCTGAAAGGTCTCTTCGTCCGGACAGCCGGAACGCACCATCTCGAAATACTGCGCTTCATCCATGCCGAGTCGCTCATCGTCGCCGCCAGCCTCGCGCAACTTGGCTTTTAGTTTTTCGAGAAAGCCCTGGTTGAGCGCATCCTGCAGCGTGACGGTGTGCAGGCTGATTTTCTTCGGGTTGTCCTTGAATTTGATTTCCTGCACCAGCTCATTAAACAGGTTGTTGCTGCCGCGATGCGTGCTGATGATTTCCATGCTTCCGCCCCAGGTGATGCCGGGATAAGCGATGGCGTAGAGTTTTCGCGGGTCGGGATGCAGGGCGAACTCGTCTAAGACGCGATCGCCCCGCTTGCCTGCCTGTGCGTCCGGGTTAGAACTCATGGAGTTAATCCTCACCCCATTGGCAAATTGCAGCACATACGCGCTGATTTTCCGTTCCGGATCGATCACCTGCAGACCGAGATCCTCCCCCGCGATTTTAAAAATGTTTGCAAAGGCCTTGCAGTCCTCAAGAAACAGCCGTGCCTGAATGTCATCGCGGCTGGAAACCCACGCGTCGAACTTAACGCCGACCTTCGACTTTTCGCGCACCAGCCGATAGGCCGTCGACCAGCTCAATCCGATCTGGCGGCTTTTCTCCATCAGCTTGAGCTTGGAGTTGTCGCGAATCCATTTCGCCTGATACGGCAGGAAGAAGGCGGTCGGTTTAGGGCTGGATGTTTTTTCACTCATCAGAGCAGTTTCAGGTTGGCTTCCATCTGTTCAATGGCCTCGACGGTCATGCCGCCGCTGGCTTTGCCTTTGGCGAGATCGTTCTTCATGACGGCGATCTGGTCTTCGTACTGGCGAAGTTTCAGGTCGAGCGCGGCCTGATCGTGTTTCAGCTTCTGATCGTTGAGCAGGATGGTGCAGAAGTTTTTGATGGTCTTCGGGTCGCCTCCCTGCATGACCATTTCAAAGGCGCTCTGCTTGAGTGCCAGCGCGAGGGCCGCGTCGAGTTGATCAGGATTGTCGATCAGTTGCAGAACATCGTCTGCCGCGCCTTTGCTTTTCAGCACGCGCTCTTCGAGTTCCTTGCGGCTCCATTCATTCCAAGCATTGGAAAGAGCGGCGATAGAGATTTCGATATTGAGCTTTTTACTGATGGCTGCCTGCGCCTGTTTGTAGCTGGCGCGTTTGAGCAGCTCGAAGGCCCAGAGCTGGTCTTCTATCGGCAGGGTGAAGAGTTTGGAGTCTGATCTTGGTTTGGCCATTACGCTGCACCCTTTCGGCAGAGTTCGTGGTGTGCTCGGAAATAGTCGCCTGCGATGCGCAGGTTGCCGGGCATGGCATTCCGGGAAATATGGGGTCTTCCACCGCGACCGCCGCCGTGCTTATGGCTGGATCGGATCGGTGATCTTCCAAGATCAAGCGGAACCGTATAACGATCGGTTCTTCCCATCGAACAGATGGCGGCGATCACACTTCCTATGCTCAGTCGGTTCATGGCTTTTCCCTTTCGTTACAGCTGTGCGCGGCCCAGATCGGTGATGAAATACTTGCGGTCGCCGCTGAGTTTGGTTTCGACGAAGCTGACAAAGTGTCCGTCGGTCAGTTCGCCGAGGGAGGTATCAAATTCGCTGTCGCCAATGCGCGAGCGCAGCTGCATCTCGCATTCGCTTTTAAGCAGTTCGCGGGGAAGCATGCGGTCAACGCGATAGCAGACCAGCAGTACGTTAAGAATGATTGTTTTGAGCATCGTGGGTTGACCTCCTGTTTCTGATTTCGTCCATAAAGGTTTCGAGAGCGCCCCTCATAGAGGCCAAGCTCATTGATTGCGTGTCCATGCGGGCGTGGACATCCCCAATCTGACGGCTGATTTTGCTCTCATGCTCCGCGTGCCGGTTTTTGCTGCCATTGAGCGTTTCGCGCAGGCTATTCATCGCCCCATCGATACGGTCGACGAGCACGGCGCAGACCTTGGTTTCCTGCTTTGTTTTCAGCGATTCTTTAAAATCGGACTGATTACTCAGAACGGTGTTGATGGACATTTCGATTCTGGCCAGATCCACATCAGCAGACGGCTTGCGCCGGTTGCTATTGATGGTGTTGATGATCAGGCAGACGACGCCGACGAGCGAAAGCAGGATGATGCAGACATCGCGCAACGTGGATGGGTTCACGCTGTTCATGCCGCCCTCCGGGAGCCAGCGGTCAGAGGACAGCGGTCAGAGATCGGCAACGGCCATTCAAATAAATTCGTTTTCATGCGGCTAATTAAAGCCGCTTACGAAAAAATAATCTGGGTGCGGTTCGCTCAGTTCGATAGAAAATGCAGGGGAATTTTTTCCGCGAAAGAGCGCAGAGAGCGCAAAGAAGTTGGCCACAAAAAACACGTCCGCCTTCGCAGAGACTACGGCGTGATAATAAAAAAGCCCGCACGATGGCGGGCTGATGGGGTTTGTGAAATGGGAAAATCTACTGAACGTCAGAGAGAGTGACGGTTGCTCCGATGAATTTGCTGACCTTTTCGATCTTGCCGTTGAACGTGATCGGCTCTTTCAGTTTCAGCTTCATGGCTTTGTAATCAGGCAGGTAAATCACCACATCGTAGCAACTATACCCATTCGCCGGATTATCCATATTGATTAATACCTTACACTGGCCTGCAACAGCGGCCTCTACATCGTTTACCCAGCCCTTCCAGTACACGCGGGAGCCGAGTAGTGGATTCATAAACGCATCGAACTGCGCGGAGGTCATAGCTTTTATATTGGCATCGATCTCTTTGAATTCAATTGCCTGAACAAGCCCTGCAACGGCGATACAGAGTAGGAGAATGGATGATTTCCGATTGATGATTCTCATGGGGAGTCCTTTCGTTTCTACTAATTATTCCAGCTGAGTTTTACCGCGCTCAAAAATCCCATTGTCGAAAGCGATCTTGCGCAGGCTTAAAATTTGGACAGATCGCCATTCTCCTTCACAGCGCATTAAAAATCGGTCGCCCAGATAAAGGCTAAAGTATTGCATACGGTTTTTTCCGGCGAGAGAAATGGTAACTGGTGTGATGTCATACTGAATCATTCCTGCTGAAAACATCTGCCATGCAAGTCCACGGCCAATATCCTGCAGAATGCCATCGCCCTCTTTCGGTTGCGGTTCGGAAACAAATCCGCATGAACGCCAGCTTCCAGACAGGAATGCCATCGGAAAAAGAAAAACAACAGCAACTACCGCGCAGGCCATCAGAATGATCAGCTTTTTCATTTCATTCTCTCCTGTATTTTTCGGTTGAGCAGTTCATCAGCGACCTTGGCGACGGCTCCGTAATCACGATCTTCAATACACGCTTCCAGTATGGCTTCCAGCTTTTCGGTTGAAGCGAGCTTCCAGTTTCTATCCGCAAGAGCAAAGCGGATGTCTGACTGCTCATTAACAACAATGTCACCACGGCCATCGTTGTTATTGTTGTAAGGAGCGTTTAATCCAAGGAGATCATCCACGCTCATCTTAAGACCGTCGGCTAGAGCAGTCAGCGCCATCCGTTTTTTAGGAACGCGGCCTTTTTCGTAATTATTGTAGGTCTGCTGCTTTAATCCGAAGCGTGCTGCGAACTCAGCCTGACCAAGTCCTGTTCGGGCGCGGGCCTCGGAAAGCACCCGTGAAAGATTTTTGTTAATCGTGGTCATTTTGTTGTTGCGCGCATGTTTGTTTGTGGTAAAACGTTGTCATGTTACTCGCAACAACAGTTACGCACAAGGAAATTTAATGATCACAAAAGTACAGACAGCCAGCGGATTCAGATACGTCGGAATCAAGGAAGAAGCCGAGCGCCTCGGCGTTAACCGCATCCATCTTTGGCAGGTTCTTTCAGGAAAGCGTCAGTCAGCTCGGCTGATGAAACGAGTTCGAATTAAAGAAGCGAAATAATGCAATCCGATGCCCAACTCGAATTTATCGACTTCTCCCGCGACCGCGTGCGCCCTCCGGGCGGCGGGCAGGTGGTGGACGGATTCTTTGTCTATAACTCGCTGGCCCAGCGAGCCGATCAGGTCGCCTACACGATCAACAGCACGGTCGAGCATGTCTATCACCACCTCGACGAGGGAGCTTTCCCGAACGCAGCGGATATCTCAACGGACGGCGCGTCGCGGCCCTGCTGGCGGATACCACGGCAAGACGTGATCGATTTTATTAAGCAACGGAAAAATGGGTAATCAGGAGGAATGGAATGAGCATGATGGATGATGGAGTATTGGAGTTGATGAAGGCGCGGCGGGAGCTGGATAAGGCCCACAAGGCCGCCTGCGCGGCGATGGCGCGGTTCCAGACCGTTAAGGATGCAGACATTATGACCGCCGACGAGCGGGTCGCGGCGCGGTCGCTGCTCGACCAGACGGCGCTGACGTGTAAGGCAATCCTCTGCGCGATGCAGGCTGTTCCGGCTATCGCCGGAACCAGAAGTCAGACATCAGAAGTCAGAAGTCAGCCGACCTCCGACCTCTGTCCTCTGACCTCTGGATTGCCCTGCGTTAAGACTGCCGCGTGGATGCTGAATAAGCGCCGCGATAATCGCGGGCTGGTCGCCACTTCTGCCCGGTATGGCAGGCCGATCTGCGCAGGGATTCATTAAACCGCCCACGAATTTCACGAATTAACACGAATAAAAAAGGAAAAAGACATGCCGCTTGCAAAATATATTGAGCACTTCCAGTCGATGAGCCGTTCGGAGCAGATTTCCAATATCCGCGCCGGAACGTACTCCGGGGAAAAAGGCCATCTGGAAACGCTGTTGAAGTACACCGATGATCTGTCCGTTGTGGATGAGATTCGTAAAAAACTTGGGAAACCACCCATTGGAATAACCTCCGTGGCGGTGGTGGAAAAAGGCAAAACGGACACGATGTCCGTTTTATTAACTGTTGCAACGCAGATAAATGAAAAAGTTGAGCGGTTTCAGGTGGTCGAAAAAGAAGCCACGATGATTATGCTCGAAGTCGGTCTGGCGCTGGCTTATGTGAAAGAAAATCTACCGCATGGTCAGCTTCAAAAATGGATGACTGCAAATCTAACGATCTCTCATCGGCACGCCCGCCGATTCAGTGAACTTGCGCAGGTGTTTATCCGGGCGAATTCACTAAAACCGGACGAGGCTTTTCTTTTATGCGACCCAGCGAACTCGAAAGAAGCGCTGGGCGATAAGCTGCGCCAGATGGCGTTCGACTTCCTCGGCGACAAAACGCAGGCGGAACTCTTCGAGCAGTACAAGATCAAATACCAGGAGAAGTCCGAACCAAAGCAGCTGCACCTTCCAAAACCAAAGCCACTGGCCAATGGCGAGACGCAGGCGCACCGCGATGCCACCGAGCTGATCTATCCGCTGATCGCCCGGCTCAACCGCTGGGTCGTGAGCGACGAGCGCGTCGTTCAACACCTGAACCTTAAAGAGCTGGAAGTTTTGCGCGGCGACCTGATCGACGCGAAGCGGATCGTGGATGGGCTGATTAAGGCGGGATGAATTTCAACCACAGAGAACACGGAGGCACGGAGATGGGCAAAACGAAATCAAAGGGCAGAGATCAGAATACGATACCACTTACCGATATACACAGCCTGATCGCTAAACGATATGAGGTGCTTTGTAAAAAGCACTGCATAAAACCAGATGATCGCCAGACAACAATGATGGATCTGTATGCGGTATCTAAGGCTTATCCGAGCTTCGATTGGAAAGGGCTACTTGCTGCAGATGACGGAAATTTTTCTCATGATCTCTGCGGTATCAAGCGACACATTGATCGCAGCAAGGCATTCACCGGCAAAGATGATTTGGCGCATCTTCTGACCGATTGCTTCTTGCCTCGTTTTGCTCGCCGCGCGACACCCGCCACTTCCAAACAACCATCAACTGATAACGGATAACGGAGCAACGCCATGAACGCCTTATCAACAGTCTGTGTGGATCAGTTCTCGATGCTGCCGGGTTCGGTGCGTCAGGAAATTGAGCTGACGATGGAGGTGATCCGCCGGATCGACGCGGCCCGCAATGTGTCGATCGGTATCGTGGAAGAGGCGGCGCGGTGCAGCCACATCAAGGGTCTGACCGCCGCCAGCCTGCGGCGCAAATATTACGCTGTTAAACGGCGCGGCTGGCAGGCTCTGATCAATAAAGCGAAGGTTGGCCGCAAGAATGCCGCGCTCGCGATCGGCGAGCATTTCAAGACGTACTGCCAAGAGAATCAGCGGAGCAGCAAGGAAGCCTACCGCCAGATGCTGCATGATTTCCGTGGCGGTAAATATTTCGAGGATGTCGGGACGTGGGTCGATTGCTGGAAAGAATCGCACCCGAACAAGATGCCGCCGGTGGTTTGTCCGTTCAACTGGACTCCGCGTGGTTGGACGTATGAGAACCTGATGCGTACCTGCGGCTTGACTGAATATGAAGTGACAGCGAGCCGGATTGGGCGCGGCGCGGCCCGCGATTTTGTTCCGAGTGTGTTTTCTACGCGCCAAGGTTCGCCGGTCGGTTCGATGTATCAGTTTGACGATATGTGGCATGACGTGCGCCTGAATTTTGGTGCGAACCGCGCCGCGCAGCGAGCGATTGAGCTGGCGTGTCTGGACGTGGCGAGCGCGAGCCGGATTGCCTACGGCATCAAGCCGCGCCGCGAAGACCTCGACACCGGCAAGCTGCGCAATCTGACGGAAGTGGATATGCGAATGCTGCTGGCGCATGTGCTGGTGAATATCGGCTATCACCCGGACGGTTGCACGCTGGTTGTTGAACACGGTACGGCGGCGGTCGGGTCAGAGTTCGAAGAGCAGCTGACGCGCCTGTCCGGCGGAGCGATCAAGTTGCAGCGTTCCGGGATCATAAGCGACCAGATCCACAAGGGTCTATTCATCGGCCAGCCGCGCGGTAATTTTAAATTGAAAGCGGCGCTCGAATCTCAGCACGCGCTGATGCACACAGCGGCGGCATCTCTCCCCGGTCAGATCGGCATGAACCGCGACCACTCGCCGGAGCAGATCTACGGGATGCAGCAGTACAACAATCAGCTGATTAAGGCCGCCGCCGCAATGAGTCCGGAACGCGCCAAGCTACTGCGCTATCCGTTCCTAGATTTCCATCAGTACTGCTCGGCGATTGCCGAACTGTATGAACGGCTGGACTGGCGCACGGAACATAATTTGGAAGGCTGGCAGGAATGCGGTTATGTGGCGACCGAGTTCCGCGTTTCGTCGCAGTTCGACGAATGGCTTCCGATGGATCGGATGTTCGCGCTGCCGCCTCCTGAGCAGCAGGCGCTTAACGCGCTGATCCACAGCCAGCCGGAACTTTATGCCCGCTGCCGCCTGATGTCTCCCCGCGAAGTGTGGAACGCCGGAAAGGGCTTGCTGGTTCGCCTGCCGAAGAGCTGCATGCCGATGATTCTCGGGGCTCGTCTCGGCATTGTCCGACCGGTGCAGTCCGACGGGCTGATTACGTTCCAGAATGCGGAGTACGGCCCCGGCGAGTTCCGTTATCTTGCCCGCGATGTTCAGACGCCCGACGGCTTTATAACGCACCTGCAAGCGGGCCGCGACTATCTGCTGCACATTAATCCGTTCTGCGTTGACGAATGCTTTGTTTCTGACAAAGACAGCGAGGCGTTCATCGGCCTTGCAAGGCGCTGGCAGACGGTCGGCAAGAACGATACCGAAGCGCTCAACCGGCAGGTCGGCAGGCAGGCGCATATCGAAGCTGAACTGCGTACACCGCTGGCGCGGCGCGGCCAGCAACTGATTAAGGATAAGCTGGAAATGCACCAGCATAACTCGGCGGTGATGCGCGGCGATCCGATCACGCCGGAAGAGTTATTCCGCGCCAGACAGATCGAAGAGGCCGATCCGGATCGCGGAGATTTTGAAGCCGCGACTTCGCGCCAGCATGAAGCGTCTGACGAATTTTCGAGCGATGAAATCAGCGAGATGATCAGGAATTAGCCGCAAAAAACACAAAAAGGAGAATGGATGAGTAAGAAGAGTTCAGAGGTCAAAAAACAGCCAACAGTGTGCACGATTGATGTCACATTTAATTTAACGGAAGTAACCGGGAAAATGTTTCTCCGTGAAACGAAGGCGAGCGGGGAAATTGAAGGCTTACGTTTTTCGCTGGATACAGTGCTGCCTTCCGGCCATCAGATCATAACCATCGGCGAGCGTGTTTTTCTTCTGCAAAATGCAGAGGTTATCAGCAAGGTATACACCGCCACTCGCCACTTGCCACCCGCCACTGAAAACGGAGGTCGCTCATGAGCGATGTAACCAAGAGCGATGAGGCGAAGGCGAGCAGTAACGGGGCGCGGATCAATATTCCGCTGAATCTGCATAACTGGAACGGATATCCGGAAGAGGCTCGCGGCCTGCTGATGTGGTTTCATCAGCATGTGCTGGATGCCGGGATGACGCTGGAGCAGGCCGGTGAGGCGATTCAGTATGACAAGAGCACCGTTTACCGTGTTCTGAAAGGCACCTACGAAGGGAGCGTGGAAAAGGTCACGGCGGCCATCGAAAGCTATAAGCGTATCGCCGAAGAGCGCTCAACGATTCAGGATAATTTGATCGTCGAGAACTCGATCACGCGGATGATCGGTGCCGGTCTGGACTACGCTCTTTCGAACAATTCGATCACGCTGATTATCGGCGAGAGCCGCATGGGCAAGACGGAGAGCGCGAAGCTGTGGCGCGATGCCAATAATCACGGCACCAGTGTGCTGGTGGCCGCTCCGCCGATTGGTGGCGTTAAGATGATGTTGCGCCGCATTGCCGAGTCTGTTGGCGTGAATAAAAACCTGAACGCGATGCAGATGTTCGACGGGATCACCCGGTCGTTTAATAAAAACCGCATCCTGATTATCGACGAAGCGCACCGGCTGATGCCTGCTGACGGTCGCAGTACGCCGGTGGCCATTGAAATCCTGCGCGACTTGCATGACCAGACCGGCTGCGCTCTGGCATTCATTGCAACCCAGCGGTTCAGCGATGCGATGCACAAGAGCAGCTATCAGTTCGAGCAGATCCTCGGGCGCATCGGTATGCCGATCCGGTTGAAGCGCATGATTGCCACGAAGGACATCAAGCCGATTGTTGAGCAGTACCTGCCGAATGCCTCAAAAGAGCTGATGGATCAGTGCGGCGCCATTGCCAATGAGCAGGGCCGTCTCGGCATTCTGGTTGAGACGCTCAAGGTGTCCAGCCGCATCGCATCCAAGTCGAAACAGAAGCTGACCGAAGAGCACTTTTTCAAGGCCGTGGCGGTTCGCACGCAGATGATGGGGGAGAAGGCTTATGCGAAAAGATAAAAAGCCGAAGACCTTCCGCCATGAAAACGGCGAGGAATGCTGCCCGGCGTCGCTGGTTGTGTCGGCCATGATGGTGATCGGGAGCCTTGTCGGATCCGGAATCCTGATCGCGGCGATCTGCTGGTCGCGCCATTTGTACCACTGTTTGTTTAACCATTAAAAGAAAGGGAGTCTCATGTTTCATCTATCAAGAGCCATCGTATTCATCGCCTGCCTCGCGGCGGCCATCTTCGTCGCGTGGTGGGTCGGCCTGCTGGCGCTGGCCGCAGCCGTGTTCGTTATTCCGCGCATCCATTATTCAGCGAAAGGCAACTGATGAGCACAACTGAAAAAACCGTGCCTGCCGGATACCGGCAGGATGCCAAAGGAAATCTGATTCCGGAGGCTAATATCAAAGAGCTGGATAAGTTGCGCGACTCGCTCGTACTGGGACTCGTGCATGGCGGTAAAGAGATTGCTCGCTGCGTGGAGCATTTCAAAAACAATGCGCTGCGCGATATCGCCGCATTCTGCGATCTGGCGAAAATGGAATATGACGCGCCGATGGGCGGGAAGAAAGGCAACGTGACGCTCTTCTCTTTCGATGGCCGTTATAAAATCATCCGGGCCGTCGACGAGAACATCGCGTTTAACGAACAGCTCGAAGCTGCCAAGGCGCTGATCGATGAATGCCTGACCGACTGGACGAAAGACAGCAACGACAACATTAAAGCGATCGTCAATCAGGCCTTCCAGATGAACAAGGCCGGAGAGATCAGCACGGCCCGCGTGCTGGGGCTGCGAACGATCAAGATTGAAGATGACCGCTGGCTGCGCGCGATGGACGCCATCGCGAACAGTTTGACCGTTGTCGGATCGAAAACCTATCTGCGCCTTTATGAGCGCGTCGGCGATTCAGACGAATATCAGCAGCTTGCACTGAGTTGAAATCATGATCTACCACCACACAGACAAACGGCATACCACGGCCATCGGGCGGTGTCGACTGGAGCATGGTGTCTGTGTGCTTTTGAAACCCACCCATGCTCCGGGAATCCTTGCCCTGCGGGAAAATAACCGCCCGAGCCCGCAGGGCGCTTTTTGAAAGGATGAATTATGCTAAGCGAAGCCCAGCGTTATAAATATTTCGAGCTGTTCAACAGGGCGTGGATTGCGCACTGCGAGCAGGATGGCAAGAGCCCGAACAGCAGAGCGGAAGAAACCGATTTCCGCCGCCACATCAATCTGGAAACCACCCGGTGCTATTCCATTAAGGAAATGAACCAGACAACGGACTTCGATGCGGTGATGCTTGAGCTGGCGATCATCGCATTCGATGAGTACTGGATCAACCGCTTGTCATCCGCCGCCGAGCGGCGCATCCGCTGGATACTGAAGAACCAGTTCATCCCGGATCTGGAATATCTCACCAAACAGACGATCAGCTGGGACTACATCAAAGGCATCTGCATACAGGCCGGTATTCCTTCTGACATGAATGACTGCCCGGCGGATCTACTACAGAAGATTTTGCAGATGGTGGATACCCACATCCGCCGTCTGGCGAAAAATGAAGGCATCGAGCTGATCGACCTGCCGAGCGGATACTTCCGCCGTGGATGGAAGCCCGCCGCCGCCAAGGCCAAATACCGGCACGATCACCACCACCACGTTAAGCATGATAACAAAGAAGAGGTGACGGCATGAAAACCTGTGAATGTTGCGGAGCTGTTATAGATGATCAGACCAATATGGAAACGGAGCCGTGCCCGATCTGTGAAAGAATGCGGTGTGTTCTTTGTGACATGGGGGCAGGAACACTTTGCAGTGAATGTGAAAATTCATAAACGCTGATGCGTATATAGAGCATGTGCGAAAAACTCAAAGAGGCCATCGAGCAGTACCTGTTAAGCGCACCGAGCGAAGGCTGGGTGAAGGGCTCTGAGATCGCTACACGCTTCGATCTGCGCAGCGACCGCATACTGCGCAAAGTCGGAGATTCGCCGGGCCTCTGCACCGAGTTTGCAATCAGCGGTAATAAAGGTTTCAAGCACATCGCACGAGCGACGACCGGCGAGTTCGACGAATACTATTCCCGCGAGCGCCAGCATAATATCAACGGCCTCGTTACGCTTCGGCAAAAGCGCACTCGCCGTCAGACCATTTTGAAGACCGTCAAATGCCCGGCTTTCACATTCGAGCGCGATACCGGGCAAGGGGTTTTACTTTCATCGAACTGAGCGAACCGCCACGCGCACTGCGTGGCGGTTTTTTGCTTTGATATGCGCAACGGTTGCGAAGGCGACCGGGACAGGTCAGGCGGCGCTAACCGCCCGAACCGACGATGCGTCAACAACGTCACGAAATAAATCGCTGCCCCAGCCGGATGTGAGATACCAGCGCAAGGTAGCAGAAAGGAAAGTGTCGTGAGAAGTGCATTGTCATATCAGGGCGGGAAAAGCCGTCTGGCCTCCGAAATCGTCAAAAGATTCCCTGAACACACCTGCTACGTTGAGCCGTTCTGCGGCGCGTGCTGGGTTCTGTTCGAAAAGGCACCATCCAAGGTCGAGATCATCAATGATCTGGACTCCGATCTGGTCACCTTTTGGCGTGTTGTGCAAAACCACTTGCCGGAGTTCCGGCGCTACTATGAGTTCGCCGTGACCAGCCGGGAGATATTCAACCTTGAGAAGCGTAAAGACCCCGGAACGCTGACCGACGTGCAGCGCGCCTGCCGGTACTTCTACCTTCAGAAGCTCTGCTTCGGCGGCAGGGTTCAGGGGCGCACCTTCGGAACCAGTGCTGTGCAGCCTGCACGTCTTAATCTAATGGATATCGACGACTTGCTGCTCGCTATCCATTGGCGCATGTCAAAGGTCACCATTGAGCATCTGGACGCGGTAGAGTGCATCACTAAATATGACCGTCCTGAAACCTTGTTTTACTGCGATCCTCCGTACTTCGAAACGGCTGGCTATGCCGTAGAATTCGGCGAGGCGGATCTGATCCGGTTGCGCGATTGCCTGTTTGCGGTTCGAGGGAAGGTGGTCGTTTCGCTTAATGAACATCCCCGCGTCCGGGAGATATTCTCCGGGTGGAATTTCAAAACCGCATCGCTTAAATACTCGATCGGACGGTCGACGGCGTCGAAGGCGAAAGAGCGCTCGGAAGTCATCATTCAGAACTTCTGA